TGTGTAACTTGAAGCGCCGTGCTTTTGAGCGTGACTCTACGGGGTCTATCTTGATGCCTTGGTTTTCCATGTTGCTCTCCTTGGTTGGTTGTTTACTTCAAGTCCCACGGGCGAAAAATAAGTACTATCGCGATCATCGCCACAATGAGTGGCGCAAACTCAATCAATAAACTCATGCCATTATCTCCTTATTCGGTTGGGAACACAAGATCCGTAGAGCGCATACACGCCATGAGGTACTCCTTGTCAAACACTCGCGTCTTACGGCTCTCCCACGCCACCAAAGATGCCCGGTACTGCTCCGGGCTCTTCACAAAGTCTGGGAAGTTGTCCAACGCCCACATCACATATTTGAATCGTTCTGCATTGTCCATGCCGTTCTCCTTGGTTATGATGCTTTGTAGTAGTATTGCACACGGCATCGAGCTCCGCAAGATGCGCTACCGCACATATCGTGGTACACCCCGTCGATCAACGCCACCGCGTGACCGCGTTTGATGACGATAAAGTGACCCTCCGGGTTCATCGCCGCAAATTGGGCGAATGTCGGTCTGTGGTTGCGGTAGGGGAATGTTGACCCCCGCGCGTCCAACTTACCGGTGATCGTTTGGATCGCCCGATCCGTTTGGCTCCGGAACATACCGCGACGGGGTCTTCTGCCCGCCGCAGCGCACGCCTGGTGAACCTCTATGTACGGCTTATTGAACGCCAACGACAACGCGCGAACCACGCAGTCGTTGTTTTCTGCTAGCCCGTCCGGGCGTGGGTTTGATGTCTTAAATTTCATGGTCTGATCTCCAATTAGTGTAGGTAATCCCAAAGTTTTGAGTGAACGAACGAACTATCGTCGTTGAGTTTCTCAAGTTCATCGTCCGTTAGTGGTGTGCCGTCCTTGTGCTCCGCGTAGCAAATAAACGCGTCGCAAAAGTCGGGTGCATCTGATCTGTCAATCCCGTCAAACTCGATGTTTTTGTATTCCATGTTTTTCTCCTTGGTTATGCACATGACCCGCTCTCGCGGGTTTCGGGTACTGAACCCATCCTCAGATGTGCTGATCAGTCGGTTGACCATCCGCGCGTTACGCTCTCATGGTAGTCCGACATGGGCGCGATCGCGCCAACCACTACCCACGGTTTTGCCGGGGTGTTGGCCTCGCGCTGCGCCCGTGCTGCGTCGTTGCGTGCCTTGCGGGCGTAGAACTGTGCCTTGACGCGAGCTTGCTCTGCTCTGATCTCTTCTAGTGTCATGGTGACGCTCCTTAGTGGTTGTACATCCTTGGTCATTACTACACACTTCACATTGTGAAATGGGTCAGCCGTGCCAGACCCCCTGATCGTCTTGGAACCGGGTGTAATCGACATGGCACTTTTGGGCGTCGAACCCAACCCGCATATTTTCACACGCGTCCCACACCGACTTGGTGATGGATTCATCGTCGGGGCTTCCGGGTTCGACATCATCAAACTCAAGCACTACGAACACTTGCATTTTACTCATGGTGTTGCTCCTTGGTTATGCACATGACCCGCTCTCGCGGGTTTCGGGTACTGAACCCATCCTCAGATGTGCTGATTTTTTGGTAACCGCCCGTGGCTGCGCCTCTTTACTGGCCAACATCTGACGATCGGTGCCTGTTAAGCAACCTTTGACCTGCTCGCCTCCTACGGCTGAATAAAACCTCGCGAATATTCTCGCGATCGAACGAATCGCCCTCAAAATTCAGAGCTCCAGGAGCCGTGAGGTAGATCAGGGTTGCCTCCATCGCCTCCTCGCGTGTCGATCCGACATCGTACAGTCCGTTTTTGCCGTAGAACGATTGAAAGTAATCGATAAACTTTAGCACTTCAGGTGTCATTGCTATTCTCCTTGGTTATGCACATGACCCGCTCTCGCGGGTTTCGGGTACTGAACCCATCCTCAGATGTGCTGATTATGCGCCGATGTTGTTGTAGTAACCGGCATTGTCGAACCGAACCGACAAGTACTTGGGGGTTCGTTTTATGATCGTGAAGTCGGTCATGCCCCCAACGAACCACTCAATGGAGTGCATGACATCGTTGATCTGACTTTCATCCGTTAGGATGATCGTTCTGCTGATCGGCATCTTCCAATTTTTGGTTGGTTTGACCTTGTCGAACCACTCCTCCTTTTGCTCTTGGGTCAACTCAGTCCTTGGCGATACTTTTGGTGCGTCTACGATTACTAGCATGGTGATGCTCCTTTGGTTGAAAGTGTACTGATCTGCCCCTGAGGGCAGATCGCTAGACTCTCAGTCCTGACTGAACAGTTCTTCACAATCACGGTACGCCATGTCCAACGCAATCTTTTCAACCTCAATGCTATCGGGGTAGTACCAATCGGGATCGCAATGGTAGTCCGTGGTGTGATTATCCAACCCCTTGGTTAACGCTTTAATCGCACCCTCACGGGTTTTTGAGATTGCCTTGAACGAAAACTTCATAGTGTCGTATGTTGCCAAATACAATGATGCCATGGTGATGCTCCTTTTTGAAAGTGTACTGATCTGCCCTCAGGGGCAGATCGCTAGACTCTCAGCGTGTTACTTCCCAACCCTCACCAATGGGTGCGTGATCGGTGTCACCCCCATCGGTCAACCATACGGTTGCGATGATGGTGTCCTTGTCGATCTGATTGCCGTCGTTGGTGATCATCATGCGGATCGTCTTGCCGTCCAACTCAAAGTCTTGGGCGTGTGCCGTATTCCCGCCCCCCGTGTACACGGGAGCGAACCCGTAGTACTCAGGACTGACTGAGAACCGACTGCACTCCGACACGATTGGGTTGGTGATTGCCGTCCCGCCAAACTCAAACGCGTAGACGGGTTGGTTGCTATCGTTTGTTGCTTTGAACAACTTTTTCATGGTATTGCTCCTTGGTTAGTGAAAGTGTACTGATCTGCCCCTGAGGGCAGATCGCTAGACTCTCAATCTTGGATGTCATCCACGCTCACACCCAATGCCTCTACCAACTCTTCAGGGGTGTACATATCCGCGCAACATACCCAAAACTTGCCAATGAACTCATGGGGTTGGGTGCGTGGGTTGAACAACTTGCCACACATATCACACTTGATTTTCTCTGATGCCATGGTAATGCTCCTTGGTTATGCTTACACTTCCTTGGTCATTACTACACACTTCACATTGTGAAATGGCAAGCGATTAGATCGGCGTGGTGCCAACATCACGCTTTCCCTCAATGCCTCTGTCGCACGCGCATAGGCTCCTGGTGCCGATGTCGCAACTTGGGCACCCTACCCCTTCACCCCCCTGTGGATATCTCCCTATGAGCGATTCTGGCCATCCCGCATTGTGGAACGCGCCGCAACTTGGCACGGTTCTTGCTAAGGCAATATGCGTGCCAGGCTACTTGGCATGATTTTTGCTAGGGCAAGATGCGTGCCCGGCTGAGTTGGGAAGTAAGCACTCACTCACCAACCCAGGCAATGTGAGCACTCACTTACTTACCGCATTGCACCACCCCCAGTTAGCACTCACTAACTTACCTCGATGCCGATGTGGGTACTCACTAACTTACCGCATTGCACCATCCCCAGTTAGTGCTCACTTACATTGTGCGGCGCAATACCAAAGTGGGTGCTCACTAACTTGGCAGGGGGGGCTTTTTGTGCAGAGCAACACCCCTCTTTCGGGTACCGGCACCCTGGCCCGGGGCCCCCGGCACAGGTCGCAAGTTCTGCATATTTGCAAATTTTTTATATTTTTTCATATTGTGAAATAGGTATAGAGACAAATCACGGCCGGCTACGGCAAAGATTGCCGGAGTGCATAAAGCGTCAAGGAGTCGTAATGCACCATTTTGGTGCAAAAAGTGCGGGGGTTGCGGGGGTTGCGGGGGTCTATGTCATGTTACTCTTTTATTTTTTTAAGAAAGAAAGAAATTAAAGTTAATAGCGACTGGAGTTAGACCCCCGCGACCCCCGCGACCCCCGCGCAAGAACCCCTGGGATCGGCCTGCCAAACTGGCCGCAACTTGGCAACACGGCAAATTTTACCGGGTTAGAGACGGCCAACCATTTGCATAAGTAGTATAGAGATGATAAGACTTAACCCAAACACAGGCGACAGGTTCCACCGCGGGGATACCCGGGAGGACGGGTTTGTATTCTTCGCGTACACCAACAAGCTGAAGTCGGACGGGTACTTCAAGGAGATATGGCTATCCCCCGGCGCGTCACAAAGAGCAACGCACGGGGACAAGGTACGCAAGAGGAGGGCGCGTGGCAGTAGAGTCGAGTACACCAATCCCAACGGCTGACGGGTGGAAGCGCGCGTGCGACCTCAGCGCCAAGGACGTAGTGTTCGACCAAGCGGGCGCGCCGCAGCCCGTGCTATCGGTGCAGAGTTGGATACCGCTGGAGTGCTATGAGGTGCACATGGACGACGGGCTGACGGTGGTGGGCGACCGGAACCTAGCGTTCCCGTGTCAGACAAAGAACTGGCGGGAGCACTTCTGCCGTTGGTTTAACCGGAAGAGCTCGCGCAGACCCAAGGAGTTTCGCAGCGCAATATGGGACGGCACGGTGCGGGAGATATTGACGCGCGGGTTGGTGGACGATCGAGGCAAAACAAACTTTTCGGTAGGCGCCACCGGCCCGGTGCAGTTCCCAACCGTTGACCTGCCCGTCCCGCCGTATGTGTTTGGTCTGTGGTTAGGCACGCGCACCCCCACCGGCAGGCATTGGCTACGCGGCAACATGGATCTTAACCGCATCAGGTCTCGGTTGCGTGGGTTGGGGTTCGCGTTGGCAACCAGGAAACACAAAAATGGTGACACCATGCTTGAGTTTAGGCCGTCGGTGACCACATACTTCGCCGCGATGGGCGTTGGCGCTCCAGATGAGTTGCCGTTTTCGTACCTGATGAGCTCGCCGGAGCAGCGGTCGGAGCTCTTGGCGGGGCTAGTTGACGCAAGGGATGTGTTTGTGAGGCGAGGTAGCACCAAGTGTGTGACCCAAGACCCGTCGTGGCGGTCAATACGGCGCAAGCAAGCGCTCTTGGAGTCGTTGGGGTTCAAGACACGTCTCCACACCCCGTCAAAATCGAGCAGTTTCTCGCTATTTTCGGACATATGCACCACCAACAGGGTCAAGAACAAGAGGTTTATCGTGAAAATTGACAAAAAACAAGCCAAGCAGTGCGTCCATGTGGCGTGCGAGCGTCCGTTCTTGGTCGGGGAGGGGTTCATCGCGGTATGCTAACACAGGAACAGGAGAAAATCCTTGCAAACTTCGCAAAAAACAACAAGCACTGGCCAAAGGCCCAACTTGAGGCCGCACTATGGCAGGTCAAGTGGGAAATTGAGGCCCTGCCCCACCAACGAGAGCCTGAGGATGGCGAGTACGACACCTTTCTCATGCTGGCCGGTCGTGGGTCGGGGAAGACTCACACCGCCAGCCATTGGATTGGCATACGCGCATGGAAATTTCCAGAAACCCGCTGGTTGGTTACCGCGCCAACCTCTAACGACATCCGAGCGACGTGTTTTGAGGGCGACTCTGGCCTGCTCAACATCATACCTGCGTCAATTATCCAAGATTACAACAAGTCGCTCTTTGAGATCACGCTAACGAACGGGTCAATCATCCAGGGCATACCGGGATCTGAGCCGGAGCGGTACCGGGGCAAGCAGTTCCACGGCGGGTGGTTCGACGAGCTGTGCGCGTTTGAGTACTTGGACGACGCCTACGACCAGGTTCAGTTCACGATGCGTCTGCGCCACCCCAAGATCCCACGCGTTCAGCAGATCATCACCACCACGCCAAAGCCCAAGGAGCTAATCGTTGACCTGAACGAGGGCAAGGTGGGTGGTGAGGTGTACGTGGTGAACGCCTCATCCTACGACAACAAGTCAAACCTCTCCGCCACCTTCTTCAAGCAATTGGAGACCTACGAGGGCACCGACCTGGGCAAGCAGGAGATCTACGGCGAGATCCTGAACCCGGAAGATGCGGGCATTGTGAAGCGGAAGTGGTTCCGGGTGTGGCCGGCGAAAAAGGAAACGCCGCAGTTGGAGTACGTGATCGCGAGCTACGACCCCGCCACCTCAGAGAAGACCCACAACGACCCCACCGCCTGCACGATATGGGGCGTCTTTGAGCAACTGGACGCGGGCACGTCGCTGATTCTCTTGGACGCGTGGGATGGCCACCTGTCCTACCCGGAACTACGCAAGAAGGTCATTGAGGACTTCAAGGAGGTCGTGTACGGCTCAGATCAAACATTCGCGAAGGGCAGGAAGGCAGATCTGATCCTGATGGAGGACAAGTCCGCGGGCATATCGTTGGTTCAGGAATTACAGGGCGCGGGGATCCCGGTGCGGGCCTACAACCCGGGCCGGGCAGACAAGGTGCAGCGGATGAACATCGTGGCGCCGCTGATCGCGAAGGGCAAGGTCTACATCCCGGAGGACGCAGAGAAACCGGGCGAGTACGCCGATTGGGCAAAACGGTTCCTCCGGCAGGTCTGCTCATTCCCAGAGTCGGGCGGGCACGACGACTACGTGGACAGCTTGTCCCAAGCGCTTCGGGTGCTGCGTGACTCTGGGTGGGTGCAGTTGGACTTCCTGCCGCCCCGGGACTACGCCTACGCGGACGACAAGAAGCAGCGGTTCAACCCGTACGCGCAGTAGGGCAAAGTAAACTTGGATTGTGCATTGGTTGGGCTAGGAGAACTTTAACCACACATGCCCAACCCAAAACAAACACTACAAGCCATCAAGGCAGCCCGGGAGGCATATAAGGCAAAGTTCACGCCAGGATTTTACCATGGATCACCCAGTAACAAAATTAAGGCATTTGATCCCAACCGCAAACCGAGCCCCCAAGGTAGCTCATCATGGGATGAAAACAACACACCGCTTGGCGTTACATTTATTTCTCCAAGCCCAAAGTTTGCGGAATCATTTTTGCCGATCAACGCAAAAACGGAGTATGTAAACCCACCGTTCAAGTCTGGCGCAACGATGTACCCCGTAAGCGTAAACCTCGGGAAACATTTTGATTATGAGAACCCGACAACGCATTCCTTGATTGAAAAGTACGCAGACAATACGATCCTGGAGGATTTGCTTAAGAAGGGAGACTGGGCCTCCATGGAGAACCCAGCGTTTTTAAAGTTGCTCCGAGAGCAGGGGTACGACACATTCGCAACACATGAAGGTGGCGTTAAGAATGTGGGCGTGTTCAACCCAAAAAATATACGCGGTAAGTTTGCAGAGTACAACCCAGAGCACGCTGAGTCAGCGGATTTTATGAAAGCAGAGGGTGGTCAAATTAACCCAATCAAGACACCACGCGAGATGATGATGGAGATGGCAGGGATGCCACCTCACATGGCAAACGGCGGCGACCCCAAGCGTAAGGTCTCGTCTGATGTGATGAGCAGCGCCGTCCGCGCGGTCAAGGAGTATCGCCGGCGGTACGGCAAGAACCCAAGCCCGCAGGAGATGGATGAGTTGCGTCGCGCGGTGTGGGAGTCGCAGCAGCCACGCGCGCCCATCGTGAGTGACCCGCAGACCATGGCTCGAGCCAACTACCTGATGGCGAACGACCCCAACTACGTGGCGTCGTCGCCGGTAACCTTAGGTGGCACCAACATCACGCGCAACTTTAACCCGGACACATCGCCGGATCCGTTCCTTTACAAGTCGCAGTTTGGTCGCAAGCCAAAGGGATCGTGGGCGCCGATGGAGGGCATCGACATAAACGACCCCGCCGTGTTGGGGCAGATTGAGCGTGCCCAAGCGATGGGTCAGGGCGAGGCGCACCTTGGCGAATCGCTAACACCTAGCGCGGCGTTCTTTGGTGACATGGCACGATCCTTGGAGAACCAAGCGCTACGGTCGGGCAAGAACCCGGTCATTGACCAACTAACGAAAGCGTTCGCGGAGAAGAACGGTCGCCCGCCAAACTTTGATGAGTTAAACGCGATCGTGGCGGACTACAATGTGCTGCGGCACCAACACGGCCCGATGGGCGCGTCGGTCGTCACGAAGCGACCCAAGTCGCGCACCGGCATGCAGGAGTATGTGCGCGAGGCGCGCAATGAGGGCATACCGGAGGCGTATGTAACGCAGAACCGCCCGGCCAACTACTCGGATCGCCTGCGCGCGGAGTTGCAGATTGCGGAGGGTGAGATTCCCGCTCGCCGTGTCCGCTCAGAGGTTGCGGAGAGTGCGCCGGAGGCCAGCGAGCGCGCAATGCGGATCAGTTACGACGAAGACGGCAACCCCATGGTGGTGCAGAACTTCCGGGACGGCAGCCTCGCGCTACCCGCCAACCAAATGAGGGCGGACATGGCCGTGGCTGGGTTTGACCCCTACGAAAACGCCTTGGAGCAGCGACGGTTGGAGAAGCGCGCGGAGGCGGAGCGCATGTCACGCCTAGCCCAACGCGAAGGCAAACTGTCCAAGGCGTTCCGGTACTCGCTACCGTTATTTGCGCCTGGGTCAGTTGAGGCTGCGTCGGAGGCAGCCAAGGAGGGTCGCCCGGTGGAGGCTGCCCTACACGGCACAAACGCTGCGGCAGCGCTCGCGGCAATGAAACGAAAACTTATGCGTCCGGCGGTGGGTGTGTTGGGCGCAACGGCCGTGCCAATGTCGGCAACGGACGCGTACAAGCGGTACCAAAAAGGCGACACCACGGGCGCAATTATTTCCGGCGTTGAGACTGCAGGCAACGCCATGCAGATGCTGCCGTTCTTGCCCGCGCAGGTAGCCGGCACAGTCCTCGGCATGGGTGCCGCGGGCGTAAACGCATACAGGGACACAGAGTAAACTATGGCACAAGCACCAAAGATACCCCTACAGCAAGGCGCAAACCTTGGCTCACTTGACCTCAAGACTGAGGAAAACTTCCAAGTTGCGATGATGCAGGAAGAGGAGATTGAAGAACTTGAGGAGGCGCTTGACCTTGACCCAGGCGAGGCTGAGGAGGAGGTCGTTGAGCTCGAGGACGGCTCCGTAGTCATCAACTACCGCCCAACTGAGGGACCCACCAAGAACCCCGACTTCTACGCCAACTTGGCCGAAGAGTTTGATGAGGACATCCTCAACGCGCTAGCGGATGAGTTCACGGAGTATGTGGAGATTGACAAGGAGTCCCGCAAGGAGCGGGACAAGCAATACGAGGACGGCCTGCGCCGGACAGGTCTCGGCAAGGACGCTCCTGGTGGTGCCGTGTTTGACGGCGCGTCCAAGGTGGTGCACCCGGTCATGGCGGAGGCATGCGTTGACTTTGCGGCGTCGAGCTCGCGTGAGTTGTTGCCTCCTGAGGGCGTGGTAAAGTCGGAGATCAAGGGCGAGGCAGATCGCAAGCGCGTGGAGATTGCCGATCGCAAGACGCAGTTTATGAATTGGCAGTTGACGGAGCAGGTTGAGGAGTACCGCGATGAGATGGAGCAACTGCTAACCCAAATCCCGTTGGGCGGGTCGCAGTACCTGAAGTGGCGGTGGGACAGTGAGCAGCGCAGGCCCACCTGCGAGTGGATCCCAATCGACAACATGCTGCTACCATACGCGGCCACAAACTTCTACACATCGTCGCGGGCGACAGAGATCCAAGACATCACGGAAGATGTGTACCGCCAACGCGTGGAGCAGGGCATCTACCGCAACATCGGCGACATTATTGTGGCGGAGATTGACGAAGATCAGCAAACACGCTCCAAGGTAGCCAACGACAAGATTGAGGGCGCAGAGCGTCCATCCACAAACATTGACGGCGTTCGCCGCGTGTATGAGATTACCTGCTTCTTGCGGTTAGAAGACGACGTCACGACTGAGGGTAAACGCGCGCCGTACATTTTAACCATCGACGACACCACCAAGAGGGTGCTCGCGTTGTACCGCAACTGGGAGTCTGGCGATGAGAAACTTACGAAGCTGGATTGGATTGTTGAGTATAAGTTTATTCCTTGGCGCGGCGCTTATGCCATTGGTTTACCTCACCTCATTGGTGGGCTTAGTGCTGCTCTTACTGGCGCTCTACGTGCCCTACTTGATGCAGCGCACATTAACAATAGCCAAACAATGCTTCGCCTCAAAGGAGGAAGAATCTCCGGGCAAAGCGACAAGATAGAGCCTACGCAGGTTCTTGAGATTGAAGGTGCCCCTGGGGTGGACGACGTCCGCAAGTTGGCTATGCCGTTGCCGTTTAATCCCCCTTCATCAGTACTGTTCAACCTTCTGGGTTGGCTAACTGACGCCGCTAAGGGCGTGGTTACAACCGCAGAAGAAAAGATTGGCGACGCAAACGCTAACACTCCTGTGGGCACCACCCAGGCACTTATTGAGCAGGGCGCAAAGGTATTCTCTAGCATCCACTCACGTCTGCACCGTTCGCAGGCAAAATCACTGAAGATTCTCTCCCGTATCAATCACTGGTACTTGGAGGAGATGGACAACCAGTCAGGCACTGAGATTGAGGTTCGTGACTTTGCGTCCAACAACGACATTCGCCCGGTATCTGACCCGAACATATTCTCGGAGACTCAGCGCCTGGCACAGGCACAAGCTATTTTGCAGATGGCAAACTCTGCACCACAGCTTTACAACTTGCGGGCTGCTCATCGGAGGGTTTTGAAGCAGCTTAAAGTTCCTGCAATCAGTGAGATATTGCCCGATCCGGAAGGTGTAAAAGAAGCCAACCCGGCACTGGAGAACGTTGCAATGTCCATGGGTCGCCCCGCGGCGGCTTATCCGGATCAGGATCACTTGGCCCACATCAAGGTTCACTTGGCGTATGCCCAGGACCCCAACTACGGTGGCAGCCCGCTAATCGGACCAAGTTTTGCGCCCCACGCGCTTGAGCACATCAAGCAGCACTTAACGCTGCACTACCTGCAGTCGATGCGTGCCTATGTGGCGCAGGCAGCCAACGGTCAGGACACCATCGGCCTGCATGAGGAGAAGCCACTGTCCGTGGAGGATCAGAAGGCGTTGTCCTTGGCAGCGGAGATGGTGTCTCAGGACGCGCAGATCACATTCCAAGCAGCGGCGCCCATGATTCAGCAGTTGGCGCAGAAGGTTCAGGAGTCGCAGAAAGCAAAGATGGAGCAGATGGCGGCGCAGGATCCCACGGCTCAGGTCATTCTCAAGACACAAATGGCAGAGACTCAGCGCAAGTCGCAGGAGGCGCAGGCCAAGTTGCAGCAAGAGATGGCAAGGCACCAACAGGACTACCAACTCAAGGTGGCCGAGTTGGAGCGCAAGGTGCAGGAGCTACTTACCAAGTTCCAAACCGAGGCAAAGATCAACAGCCAAAAGAACGCCAAGGACATCGTGCTCGCCAACATTAACAACGCCTCCAAGGAGCGCGTGGCGGACATCAACGCCGGGGTTCAGATGGATGGACTCCAAGCGCAGTTGGAGCATGAGCAGGCAATGTCGGCAATCGACGCCATAAACTCAGCGGATCAGGACATCCGGCAGCATGGCATTGAGGTAGAGCAGCAGACGTACCAGCAGGAGGCGCAAGCCGTGCAAAACCTAATTGAGGGGCAGAAACAGTTAGCCCTTCAGCAGCAACAACAAATAAACCAACCACCAAAGGGAGCACTGTAGATGGAAAAGGAACTAGGATTTCGTAAGGCCTACAAGATGACCGGCACGCCCGGGTTCGCTGGAGGCCCCGGCGACAAGAAGATGGACACCGGCACATCGGGGTCACACCGCGATAGCAACTGGAAAAAAGGCGCAGCGCAGGCCAAGACCGCCAACGCCGACAAGATCGGACCGTACAACAACCTGAAGGGCACCAGCGGGTCATTGTACTAATTTAGGGCGGTTTTGTTAAGGGTCTTGCATATGTAGTCTTATGCAAGACTTTGTGTCGGAAATCATCCGTCGCGTAAGCGATGAGCTCAGGGAAGTAGATGCGTCTCTCGTAACGGGGAGAAACATCAAGGACTTTCCGCAGTATTCAAGAATACTCGGAAAGAGGGAGGGCCTGCAAAGGGCCTTGGACGAGATCAACGCGATCTTGACTGAACAAGACGAGGCTGAATAGCCCAAGAAAGGAGTGCCGGATGGCATTTGATGTGGTTAAAAAGGACGAACCCGATTTACGGACGGAGTTGGAGTGTTTTCCCGACATAGATCCGGGTATTGATGTTGCAGGCGACCGTGTGTTGGTGCAACTGCGACGCGAGAAGACAACGAGCAAGGGCGGGATTATCCTAGTCGACGAGACTAAGGCAACTCTCAGATTTAACGAGACGGTTGCAAAGGTCAAGCAGGTAGGACCCCTGGCGTACAAGAGCCCGGACACGTTGGAGCCATGGCCCGAAGGCCCGTGGTGCCAAGTTGGAGATCTAGTAAGAACCATCAAGTACGGTGGCGACCGGTTTGTGGTCAGCCCTGAGGACGATGGGGCGCCCGTGGTGTTTATCACCATACAGGCGCGAGAGATCATCTCCAAGATCCGTAGCTTTGAGCACGCCCAGCGCATGAAGGCGTTCGTTGACTAAAACTTTGTAGAAAGTGAAAAATGGCAGAAAAAGACGAGAAACAACTCCCGATTAGGGAGCAAGACGACGGCACTGTTCTGGTCGCCGTGGAAGAGGACAAGGATCCTTTTGAAGATCAGAAAAAGAATGAGAAGGCGCCCGACAACGGATCTGACTCCGACGATTCCGGTGATGATTACGAGGGAGATACCGAATCAGCAATGGACGCTGAAGGTTCTTCCGGGGATTCAGATGACGAAACTGACGAAGATCGAGAGAAAATTCGTGAGGCTCGCCGCGAAGAAAGAAAGCTCAAAAAAGAGCTTGCTAAACAACGCGAGGTCTCTGCTAAGCACAAAATAAGTTCGCTTGAGCGCAGGAATGAGGAACTAGCACGACGGTTGGCTGCGGTTGAGAGCACTGCAGCATCGTTTCAGTTCGCTCAAGTAGACAAGGCGTTGGAGGATGAGTCCACCCGCGTTGAGTACGCCAAGATGAAGATGATGCAGGCCGCGCAGGCCGGCGATCATGCAGGTCAGGTGGAGTACTTGGAGCAACTGCAAGAGGCCAAGATGAGGCTCGCGCAGATCCAACAATACAAAAAGCAGCAACTGGAGCAGGCCAAACGACCAAAGCAGAACGTTCCGAATGAAATCTCAATGGAGGTTCAGAAGAACGCCACCAGTTGGTTGGAGAAGAATAGATGGTTTGACCCACAGGCGCGTGACACAGACAGTCGCATCGCCAAGGTGGTTGACCAAGAACTTGCAGATGAGGGATGGGATCCATCTGATCCGGAGTATTGGGATGAGTTGGACAGTCGCTTAACTACACGCCTACCCCACAGGTACGCGGCAAAATCTGGCGGAGCCAGGCGAGCAAACCCAACGGCATCGAGCCGTTCGGCAAACCCGTCAGCGAAGCCAGGGAACACGATTACCCTATCGCGGGATCGTGTTCAGGCAATTAAGGACGCAGGCGCATGGGATGACCCAGCAGCTCGCAACCGAATGATCAAGGCCTACGCCGCATACGACAAACAGAATAGGGGATAAACATGGCAAACGCACGAATTAAACGCGACTTAGACGACCGATTGGAAGATAGAGTCGCAGAGGTAAAACAGCGGTCCGCCGCTGATGCGGAAAACGAATTGCGCCGGGAACGCATTGATGCGTTCCGTGATAAATGGCAGAATAGCGCGCTGCCTGATCTCCCGAAAGATGCAATTCCGGGATTTCACCTGTGCTGGTTGAGCACTACGAACCAGTACGACAGTATCGACAAACGTTTAGCACTAGGCTATGAGCCGGTGAAAGCCGCTGAGTTAGGTAATGGCTTTGAATCACTGGGCAAGATGAGTTCAGGCAAGTTTGAAGGCTGTGTTAGTTGTAATGAGATGGTTCTCTTCAAAATCCCAGAGGAGATCTACCAAGAAGTTATGAGAATGCTTCACTTAGAAGATCCATTGGAGCATCAACGTAATATCACCGCATCTGTCCGGAGCAACTCGCAAGAGGGCAAAGGCGGACGGTCAATCTTGGAAGGTGGAATTCTGGAGATGGAAAAAGAAACCGCAAAGGCGAATGCCAACATTCGCTTCCAATAACATTCTTCAACAAACAAAGGAAATCTAATGGCAACGACATTAAAACCCTTTGGTCTGAAGCCCGTGTACCACCCCAGCGGTCTTGATCGTGCGACTCCTTTTGTCGGCACGAACAGCTACATCGCCGGAACCACGTACACCGCACCGTACTCGCTGAGCTCTGGTCAGTCTTTCTACCAGTTTCAGCCTGTAGGGCTTACATCATCAGGCCAATTGACCATTGCCGCATCGGCCGCCGCTTCTGGCACCGTGTACGGCGTATTTGACGGCGTAGAGTTCACCGACTCCCAAGGCCGTCGCTCCGTGGCTAAGGGCGCATCCAAGGCAACCTTGGACGCATCCAGCGACATCGTATTCTGGATCTTCACCGATCCTGAGATGGTGTACGAGGCACAGGTGAACGGTTCTGCTACGACCGCATCTATTGGTCAGCAGTACAACTTTGAGACCGCAACGGGATTAACACCCGCGAGCGGAACCTCCATCGGCAACGGTGGCGCGTTCTTCTCAACCTGCGCTCTGAACGACACCGCAGTCGGTACCGCAACACAAGGTCAAGTACGTGTTGTTGGTTTGGGCCGTGAAGT